GACCCGTCAAAATTTGAGGCATCAAAATCCGGCCAAATCGGCGGTTTTGACCCGTCAGAATCTGGCGGGGATCCGTCAGTAAAATCAACTACTGATCCATCAGATAAAAAACCTATTTGTCAGGTTGCTGGGCAACCCGACCCTGCAGTGGTGATCACTGACCAGGCGAAAAAGGTTTTATCACACCTAAACCAGGCCACCGGATCACGGTACCAGGTCTGCAAATCGTCTCTGGAAAACATTCGCGGCCGTCTGGCTGAAGGGTTTACGCCTGATGAGCTGACGCTGGTGGTTGACTACAGCGTCGAGAAGTGGGGCAACGATCTGAAAATGGCCGAATATCTTCGCCCAAAGACCCTGTTCCTGCCATCCAACTTCCCCGGCTACCTGCAATCGGCGAACAAGTGGAACGCTGCAGGGCGCCCGGCGCGCGAAACGTGGGGCCAGCGCAAGGCGGATCCGATGAAGTTCGGTCCTGTTGATAACAAAATTCCAGAGGGATTCAGAGGGGCAACATCGTGAGCATCGAATCCGAAGTTTTGCAGTTTGCGCTGGATAACCCAGGCTGTAGCACCCGGCAGGTTGCCAATGTTCTGACTCATACCTCGTTTCGCACTATCAGCCGCTGCCTGTTCCGTTTTCACAACGAGGGGAAGCTAAAGCGCGAGGTGCATAACGACACGACGATTGTGTATTACCCCTGCGAAGAGTTTGTCAAAACAGGCGCTGCAGCAGCAGCGGCGTCCTACGCAGACACGGTCAGGACCCTTACTGATTTAGAAAATTACGCCATCCAGCTGGAGGGGAAGGGGCTTTACCTGCGCGCAGCCACGGTATGGCTTAACGCTTTCGATCTGTCACCAGCGAATAAGGACCGGGAGCGCTACGTCAAACGGCGTGCTTCATGCCTGAAACAGGCCAAAAAACGCTGCGTAACAGACGCATGTTTGCTGGCAGGGCATTACATCGGAGAAGAGCAATGACCAATAAATACTGCCGGGAACTGGCCGAACTGCGCAGCCAGCCGCTGCACGAACTGAAAGAAGTCGGCGATCAGTGGCGTACGCCAGATAACATTTTCTGGGGTATCAACTCCATGTTTGGCCCGTTTGTTCTAGACCTGTTTACCGACGGCGATAACAGCAAATGCGAAGCGTATTACACCGCAGAGGACAATGCGCTGGCGCAGGACTGGTCCGCCAGGGTGACAGAACTCAACGGCGCTGCTTTTGCGAACCCACCATACAGCCGCGCCAGCATGCATGAGGATGAGTACATCACCGGGATGCGTTACATCATGCAGCACGCCAGCACGATGCGTGACAAGGGAGGTCGCTTTGTTTTCCTGATCAAGGCTGCAACCAGCGAGGTGTGGTGGCCGGAAGATGCCGATCACGTTGCTTTCATCCGCGGGCGAATTGGTTTCGATCTGCCGATGTGGTTTGTGCCGAAAAACGAAAAGCAGGTGCCGTCTGGAGCATTCTTTGCTGGCGCAGTCGTCGTATTCGACAAGACCTGGCGCGGCCAGGCGATGAGCTATATCAGCCGTAAGGATCTGGAAGCGCGCGGGGATGCCTTCATGGCGCAGATCCGCCGCGAAGCTGAGCGCCTGATTAAGCAGGATCATCCGCAGCAGCATAATCAAGATTCTGTCACACCCGAGTACTTACCTGATATCTGGCCTGCCGAGGTGGCTCTAATTTGCAAGCAGGTAGAGGAGATCTCTGGGTTAAAAGAAAACGAACAGCGCAAGGTTAAGCATCACATCAACCGCATGTGGCTGGAGAAAATGCCGGTACCGGCAATCGTCATTGCGGCCCGGTCGCTGGCCGTCGCCATGGAGGAATATGCGTGAGAGAAATTATCGTTGATAACTTTGCTGGCGGTGGCGGGGCGAGTACGGGCATTGAGCTGGCGATCGGCCGCAGCGTGGATATCGCCATCAATCACGACCCGAACGCCATAGCGATGCACACGACGAACCACCCGGATACGCTGCACTACTGCGAATCCGTTTTTGATGTCGATCCTGATGCTGCGACCGCTGGCCGCCCGGTGGGTCTGGCATGGTTCTCCCCGGACTGTCGCCACTTTTCCAAGGCCAAAGGCTCAAAACCAGTGGAGAAAGAGATTCGCGGTCTGGCGTGGATCGTCATTCGTTGGGCGCTGGCGGTTCGGCCGCGCGTGATGATGCTTGAGAATGTGGAGGAGTTCAAAACGTGGGGGCCGCTTATCGTGTCCGCTGACGGCGGGATGCGCCCGGACCCGGCCCGCGCCGGAGAAACCTTTGAGGCGTTCTGCGGCATGCTATCTGGTGGCATTCCTGCCGGGCATCCGGCGCTGGTGGAATGTTGTGAGTTTCTGGGCATTGCCGCCGACGGCGTACAGGCACAGCAGCTGGTGGCCGGACTGGGTTATGCAGTTGACCACCGAGAACTACGTGCCTGCGACTTTGGCGCGCCGACCATCCGGAAGCGATTCTTTATGGTAATGCGCTGCGACGGCGTGCCGGTGACCTGGCCAGCGCCGACCCACGGGGATCCGAAAACGCCAGCAGTGCAGGGTGGCAAACTGGCGCCCTGGCGCACCGCGGCGGAATGTATCGACTGGTCTATCCCAGCGCTGTCTATCTTTGATCGCAAAAAGCCGCTGGCGGAGAACACGCTTAAGCGCATCGCGCGCGGCATCCAGCGCTTCGTGATTGATAGCGCTTCGCCGTTTATCGTGAAGTGCAACCACACCACGACGAAAGGGAAATATGACTGCTTCCGCGGGCAGGCGCTGGCAGAGCCGCTGCAGACCATCACCAAAACGCACGGCTATGCGATCGCGGTACCGCACCTGACAAAGTTCCGCACCGGAGCGACCGGGCAGCCGGTTACCGAACCGGTGCCAACGGTGACAGCTGGCACGTCAGCGCGCCCTGGCGGAAATGGGCATGCTCTGGGTATCGTTGAGGCGGAACTGGCCCCGCTGATAGCCCGGCAGTTCGGTGCCAGCATCGGTCACCGCGCTGACGAACCTAGCGCCACAATCACCGCGGGTGGTGGCGGAAAATCGCAGCTGGTCTCCACGACCCTGATTCAGATGGGTTACGGCGAACGCCCGGGACAGGAACCGCGCGTGCCCGGCCTGCATAAGCCGCTGGGAACGGTCGTCGCTGGAGGCGGCAAGTTTGGGCTGGTGGCGGCGAATCTGGTTAAGCACTTTGGCGGAAACTACCAGGGCGCTGGCGTAGCGCTGGATGAGCCAGCCCACACGGTCACCACCACGGATCATCATGGTCTGGTCACATCGCATCTGGTGATGCTGCGCGGCACCTGCCGGGATGGCCGGATAGTAGATGCTCCAGCGCCGGGGTTAACCGCGGGCGGCCTGCATGTGGGGAACGTTGAGACCAGCCTGGCGACCAAAGGTTATGACGAGCAGCGCGCGGCGCAGGTGCTGGCGTTCCTGCGCGAGTATTGCGGGGAAGATTCTGACGGACTGGCGACGGTTGATGGGGTGGTGTATCGCATTGTGGATATAGGCATGCGCATGCTGCAGCCAGCAGAACTCTACCGCGCGCAGGGCTTCCCGGGGTGGTACATCATCGACCAAGACTACCGTGGCGTGAAGTACGCGAAGGATAAGCAGGTGGCCCGTTGTGGTAACGCCGTGCCGCCGCCGTTCGCCGAGGCGTTGGTGCGCGCAAACTTGCCAGATATGTGTACGAGCAAAGAGGAGAAGGCCGCGTGAAGACCCTTACCATTCGCCAGCAGGAGGTCTTAGACTTGCTGGTCGATTACCAGAAACAGCACGGCTTTCCTCCAACCGTCAGTGAACTTGCTGGGTTAATGGGCTGCAGCTCGCAAAACTCGGCGCGGGACACATTGCTCTCCCTCCAGCGAAAAGGCGCGATCACTATCACCCCGGGCGTTTCCCGCGGGATCACCATTACAGGGCAGCAATCCGAAGACGAAGCCATTGCGATAATTCGTGCGCTGCTGATCGGCGATGAAAGCGCGCGCGAACAGGCGCTCACATTTCTGGAGATCCGCGGGGTTGAGCTATGAAACTGACTCTGCCATTCCCGCCGAGCGTCAATGCCTACTGGCGATCCCCAAATAGCGGCCCGTTGAAAGGCCGCACTCTCGTTAGCGCCAAGGGCAGGGAATACCAGAGCGATGCATGCGCTGCGATCATTGAGCAGCTGCGCAAATTACCGAAGCCCAGCAGCGCTCCGGCAGCGGTAGAGATCGTTCTTTTCCCGCCAGACGCGCGGCGCCGCGATATCGACAACTACAACAAGGCGCTCTTCGACGCGCTGACCCACGCAGGCATCTGGGAGGATGACAGCCAGATTAAGCGAATGCTGGTGGAGTGGGGGCCAGTAACGCAGAAAGGAAAGGTCGAAATCACGATCAGTAAGTACGAACCGGCGGGTGCAGCCGCCTTATAAGTGGAGAAACGCATGAATCAGTTAATCGTGAATGACGCAGTAACGATGTCCAGCCGGGAAATTGCGGAGCTGGTACAGAGCAAACACAGTGATGTGAAACGTTCAGCGGAGCGTCTGGTTGCTGGTGGAGTTTTAACCGCGCCATTGGCGCAGTTCGATTTTGAGCACAATGGCAACGTTTATCAGGAGTACCGGTTCAACAAACGTGACTCGCTGGTCGTGGTTGCCAGGCTGTCGCCAGAATTTACCGCAGCAGTTGTCGATCGCTGGCAGGAACTGGAGGAGGGACGGAATATCAGCGTGCCCCGATCTTTACCTGAGGCGCTGCGCCTGGCCGCAGATTTGGCCGAGCAAAAAGAGCAATTGACGCTCCAGCTTGCAGCTGCGGCGCCAAAAGTCGAATTTGTCGATCGCTACTGTACCGCCAACGGCTCACTTTCATTCCGCCAGGTGGCAAAGCTGCTTAAAGCCAAAGAAACAGAATTCCGCCTTTTCCTGATCGAGAACGACATCATGTACCGGCTCGGCGGTGCGCTGACGCCGCGGCACCAGCATATCGACGCCGGACGTTTTGAAGTTAAAACCGGGACTTCTAACACTTCCAACCACGCCTTCAGTCAGGCGCGCTTCACGGCTAAAGGGGTGAAGTGGATTGGTGGGTTATGGGCAGAGCATATCGCTAAAGGGAATGCTGCGTGAGAGCGTTACTTACACCTGTCGTCGTGAAGGAGTTCGGGATCGTGGCTTTCCGGCCTGGCCCGGAACTCATGCCGCATTTCCATCGCGGGCGCATTCTGCTGGAGAACGAACCGGAGCGCCTGGCCAACCTGCCAACCGGCGAACTTCCAGCGGCAGGCCAGCCGCTGGCAGAGGACCCATTAATGGTGCCTGTCTTTGAGCATGCCGATGTCATTCAGCGGGCTGGTGGCCTGTCATGCCTTGAGGCCTGGCTAATGCGTGAATCTGGCTGCCAATACCGCCACAGCGACTATCACCATCATGAAATGGTCACCATGCGGCATGCACCCGGCGCGCTGCGGTTGTGCTGGGCCTGTGATATCCGGGTGCGAGAGCAATTTACTGCCGAACTGTCGGGCATTGCACGAAAGAACCTGGTAGCCTGGGTATTGTCGGTTGTTCGCGCCGGGCTGGGTTTCGATGATGCCCACCCGGTGACTCTTCCAGAACTGTGCTGGTGGCTGACGATCAATAAGCTGGCCCACGTCATCCCGGAGGCGGTAGCACGCAAGGTCCTGCGTATCCCGGCTGAGAAATTCCAGTCGGTGACGCGTGAGGCTGACATTGTGCCGTCGGTACCGCCCACCAGCATGGTGGAGGAGGCCGTTGAAAAGGTGCTGGCGTTGCAGGTGGATCCAGAGACGCCGGAATCCTACATGCTGAGGCCGAAGCGCCGACGCTGGCAGAACGAGAAGTACACCCGCTGGGTAAAGGCGCAGCCTTGCGCGTGTTGCCAGAAACCAGCAGACGACCCCCACCACCTGATCGGCCACGGCATTGGTGGGATGGGTACCAAAGCGCATGATTTGTTCGTGATCCCGCTGTGCAGAGCGCACCACGATGAATTACACGCTGACGCCGTGGCATTTGAAGCGAAATACGGCACGCAGCCGGAGCTGCTGCTGAAAACATTAGACCGGGCGCTGGCTATCGGCGTACTGGCGTAGACGGAGTGGAGAACGCGATGAATCTGGATGGAGTTTTAAAATTTTTTGCACCGAAAGGTATGCACATTTCGGATAGCGTCCGCGCAACAGCGGGCGATCAGTTAACCGTAACCGACATTATGGCGGCGTTGGGCATGACTCAGGCAGATGCCGGGATCGGCCTGGCCATGTATCTGGGGAAGGCAGGTATCAGCCCACAGGATAAAGAAGCCGCGATATCCTGGCTGACCGAGTACGCCAAACAGCATGCGCCGATGGCGGTGCGTAAAGCTGCGGGTAAAAAGTTCCCGCTGTGCATGCGGATCCTCGCCCGCTTCGCCTTCAAAGACTACGCCTCATCAGCAGCTGACAGAGTCGATTGTCCAAAATGCCAGGGCAAAGGCATCCTCACCAAAACCAGCGTGATTACCAAAAGCCATTACACCATGCGCCTGCCTCAGTTTGCTAAGGATCTGGGCCAGTCTCCATCTGACTTTGAGGTCTTCCGTCAGGTTAAGGATGTGGACCACCAGCTGTGCGGCAAGTGCAATGGCACGGGTCAACTGAGTAAGCGCTGCCAGTGTGGTGGAACGGGGAAAACCCTCGACCGTAAAGAAACTGAGTTTCAGGGCGTACCCGTTTATAAGGAGTGCAAACGGTGCGAGGGAAGAGGGTACAGCAGACCTAAATCCTCAGTGGCGTACCGCGGCGTTCTGGCCGAGCTGGACAGTCTTCCCGATCGCACCTGGCGCTACAGCTGGAAACCGTTCTATGAAAGCCTGGTGACGAAATGTTTTCAGGAAGAAAGCAATGCTGATACTGAACTGAAGAAAGTAACAAGAGCGCATAATTCGATATAAATCTCACTATTTAGCGTCACGTTACTTGCAAAGTTGCCGTTTTTGTGTAAATTTGACGTTAACGATGGGCATTGTATGTTCAGAGTTAAGAAACCCGCCACCGAGCGGGTTTTTTTATGCCTGCAATTCTCCGCGCCACGCTCGGCGCAATTCAACCACAGAGCCTTTCAGGGGTGAGCCATAGGGAACGGTCGGTGTGACTGTCTCTGTGGGCTGATCATTCCTGAGCGCTGGCTCACCCGCTAAAAGGAAAGTCACTATGTTCGGTTTCGGTAAAAAAGCCCGTAAAGCAGTAAGCGACATCAAAAAGTTCGAAAAACGCGATCTGGCGCAGGCGGTGGTAAACGCTGCTTACCTGGTGGCTTACGCAGATGGCGAATGCGAAGCATCAGAAAAGGCGAAGATTGAACAAGTGCTGCGCAATCAACCATCACTGGCGGCGTTCACCTCTGAAATCAACGCCATCAGCGCAACGATCGTAGGTCAGCTGGACACCAACTTTAAGATTGGTCGCCGTGCTGCGCTGCGTGAGATTGAAGATGTTAAGCACGACACACGCGAAGCTGAAGACGTTCTCGATGTGGCTGTGGCCATCGCAGAGGCTGATGGTGAAGTAGAGCCAGAAGAGCGCAAGGTGCTGGAAGAGATCGCTAACGCCCTCGGCCTGCGTCTGGAAAACCATCTGTGATCGGCAAACTTCGCTGGGCTGCTGCCGGGGTGCTGTTGTTCCTGGTCGTGGCCATCGACTTCACCAGCAAGATGATGTCGATTCTGGCAGATGGTGTGCTGGTGGCTGGAGTGATTGCTCTGCTCTGGCCCCTGATCAAACCCAGTAAATAACACTGTGCAAAAGGTCATTCCGATGGCCTTTGACAGAGTGATACCCAGCCGCACTGCGGCATTCTTTCCCCTCATCTTGAGAGGATTCACAGCACTGAGGGGGACCAATGTCCGATCCAATTTCCGGCACGGGGTTAGCCGGTGGCACTCTGGCGGGTGCCAGCGTTTATGGACTGCTGACCGGGACCGATTACGGTGTGGTGTTTGGCGCGTTTGCAGGGGCTGTATTCTACATCGCCACAGCCGCTGACCTGGGCGCGGCACGCCGAATGGCATATTTCGTTGTGTCTTACAT